TCACCTAGACCTAGTGACGTAGCATCACCTATTGGTGTCTTGGATGAAACGGTTAGAATGAACTCGTAAGCGAATCCTTCAACCATGTTCTTCATGCGTTTAACAGCATCTTCGTGAGCTTTGGTTAGACTAGCTAGAAGTGCAGTAGTATCGAATTCAAGCATAACCTACTCCTTCTGTATTAACTCCATTTAGCCTTTATATGCCAGTACTTTATAGATCACTACTTGACCACCAGCTACGTGCTCACGGACTGAATCAACAGTATATACAGCAGAATCTCTCGTGATTTTATCTTGGGGTTTAGGTGCAGTGGCTAGGTCAGTACCAACAATCAAGAACTCCTCCACTACTTTATTCACTAGATTAGGGTAGTTCCATTGAGATACTTTAACAGTCTTGGGGAATGCTACGAGAGTTGTTAATACCTCTGTATTAGCTGTAGTACCAGTCTCTACGTTATACACTCCAGTAGTAACTGCAGCGTACTCTATGCTTACACCGTTGGGATAGATTAGTTCTTTAGCTGAACGGATGAACTGTAGATGAAGGCTCATTTAATGCACCTTAAATACGGAAGTACCCATCAGCATAAGAGCCGGGGTACTGTACGGGGTTCGATGGAATATCTTCCGGTGTACGTGCGTAGTTCACGTCTGGATTATCTACGTTGGATTGCATGTCTGATACGCTGATACCCCCTGCGTAACCTTGGCAGTTAGTCAGCACTGGATTCATGCTGGGGTCGCGTAGGAACATCTGCAGAGATAACCTATATTCCTGAGCGACTTTACTGCTTGAAAGCGAGAGCACATCTACTGTACAATTACTGCGCATAGATAAGTTCAGTAGAATTACACGCGCACAATCCAGTGCTGTACGATTGATATTACTTTCGTTCTTATCTAAGAAGTACTGGATTTCTTCGTCAGAGATTATGTACAAACCGGGGGTTGAGTCCTGGACGGTTAACCGGATGATTTGAATAGGTGTTAAAGCCATTGGTTATTGTCCTTTTGTTCTGGTGTATATCGCGTGTATATCTGTGTTTATATTTCCGTAGGATTTGAGTGTTACCAGAAGTGCTATGGAAATAGCCCGTTGTTAAACGGGCGTTTGATGTGGGTTAAGATTCTCCGTACTCTAACCTTATATTATTACTATCTATTTGACCCTGTCTAAACGCAAGTGCTGCTTCAAGTGCTAGTTCTTTTGTCCCGTACCTTTTTATGCTAAAGTGAGCAGCCACTCTGGGTAGTCCTGTAGGTGAGCATCTAAACAGGTAGCCCCTACGGTTTTCATTCCAAGTTAAATACTTATAACCTGTGTTGCTAATGGTTGTCTTATTTCTGCAGTTTTCACTCGTGGTGACGGAGCGTAGGTTATTTATATTATTATTTAGTTTATCTCTATCAATATGATCAATAATCAGGTCAGGATCGAGAGTACCATTACAAAGCAACCACACAACTCTATGAGCTAATGCAGGAAGACAGTCGATATTTACTTGGTAGTACCCTCCGACTTTACTTGTTCTTGACCCTGCAATAGTGCCGTGATTTTTCTTTACAACCCAAGATAAGCTAGTCGGAGATGTTTCGTCGTATCTTAAAATTGAACAGATGTAGTCATAATCGTATGTTTTAACTCTTGACTTGTGCGTTAAGCAGTTAACGATAGTGTCCCTGTGCTGCTCAATTAACGCATACTCTAAGGTCAACGAGTCTTCTTTATTTAAGTCATCAGTATGTATAACTAATTTATTTGGGACGCCGTCTGGAAATACTCCAAACCACTTTTTAGTTCTACGCAGTTTAGATGTACTTCTGTTATCATTTCCAGCTCTTGATCCTTTTCCTACGTAACGTACTATACTGTCGGCATCAAGGTGTAGATAAACGTAGAATCTGTTTATATCGTGTGTTAACTTTTTCATTATTTCTCCCGAAATTCCACTAAAATAAATAAGCAGGACGGTGGATAGTCGTCTTTTCGGGGATCAGCCTAGCTTATCTGTTATTATACACTATAACATAGGGTACTCCTTATGAGAATACCCTACAGTATAAAGCCTTAGTTAAAGGCTAGTTTACTTAGTTGGAGGTGCTGCCTTTTACAACCAACTGGGGGCGGCGAAGAACATTCAACCAATTACCTTCACAATCAATATCAATTGACTCACCTTTAGGGTCACGGTATGTGAACATGTACTGACGCTCTGCCATCGTATTCGTGAAGTCCAACTTGTTAGCTGGGCTAAAATACGTAACGAAGGAATCAGTAGTACCCACTGGTACGAACACAGCTTCGTTTGCGGGAATGAGCCGCTGACCTGCCAGCACAGTACGAACCTCTACGAAGCGAATACCACCATAGGAGAACTCACGGTATAGGCCGTTGTTACCTGCACGGTTACGTAGAATCTCTTGACCAGCAGTAGCTGAGTAATATCTCCACGCATCTTGTACTTTCGCATGAGAAATTAATTTGCTAAAGAACTCGCTAGAACAATAAGCAACAACACCAGTAATAACATCACCAGTATTTGCGTTATCTTGCATAGCTGCAATAACAGTCTCAACTTTACCAATAACATCCGTAGTAGCAGTTCCAAGAACAAAATCAACAGCAGTCTGTGTAGTGCCAGTCTGTGTGAAGAAGTTCCCAGAGATAGTACCTGACGGGCTATAGGCTAGGCCAGTGGTCAATGTAGCGAAACGAGATACTTCCATAGTAACATCAAAGTTACGACGAATACGTTCCATCTTACGAGCAAGAACAGCAGCTTCAGTTTCAGCAACGGATGCTGAACCGTAGGCGCGGCGGCCCTGTACATCCTGTGGTAGTACTTTATCTTGCAAAGGAAAATGCGGAATTGCGTAGGAATGAATCTTACGTAGATCATCCTTATTAGCCAATGGTTTAGCGCCACGGAATTGATCTGAAATCAGACCAAGGCTGCTGTTAACTTCTTCAAAAGTAACTGTGTGAGTAGAGAGCATTTCTTCAGAGAAAAGACCTACATCACCTAGTAAACTCCAAGAATTTGGAATAATAGCTAGTTCCTGCGTGTAGTCAACTACTTCAAATGCGTTTGCGTAACTGCGAATAATGGGCATGATTTAATCCTTATTTTAATTTAATGAGTCTACGTGGATTAAACCGCGTCAAGAACTTGAATACCTTTAGCTTCAAGAGAAGCGTAAACGACTGCTTTTTCTGCGTCCAGATCATAGGTAGCACCTATAACTAAACCGAATTTACTGACAGAAGCTGGACCACGGAACATCACTAGGACTTTAGTATCAGTGGTAGCAGCAACAGTAATGTCTTGCATCAAGATACCAGCAGCAACAGCAGAACCGTCAACAGCAGTTTGAACAGCTACAATGTACTTACCAGTAGCAGTAACTTTACCTAAGATAGTACCGATTTTCAAGTCACCAGCAAGACCGTTAAAAACACCGACTTCACGGCAGTAAGCAATCTCAGGGAAGAGTTCTTGCTTGACTGTATTTGACAGACGTTGGCTGTCGGTTGCAATAATTGCCATTTGTTATTTCCTTTACTTATATTAATTTACTTAGCGAACTTAGCTTTGAGCATACGTTCCAACGGAGATACTTCAACTTGAGCCTCAGTCTCAACGCTGGCACCCTTCTCGATGAACAACTCGCTTTGCTCGACTTGTTTGTGCATCTCGCCGAGGGCTTTCACCACAGCAGCAAAATCCACGTCTGAAGCGCCTGATACAGCCTTGAATAGAACCTGAGCTTTACCCTCGTCCTTAACAGCATCCAGTACTTGAGCTTTACGAGCTTTAGCAATCTGCTCTTTTTCCTTCAGTTCAAAAGCAGCAATAGAAGCTAGGGCTTTCTGGAGTTCAACCTGCTGAGCACCGAGGCTCTTCTCAAGTTCAACAAAAGCACTCTTAGCAACTACTTCAACTTCTTGTTCAACTACAGTTGATTCAACAGTCATTTTTAGTTCCTTATTTTTACTTACGTTAATAGGGTTAGATACCCCTTCATTTACCTCGCTAGCGATATGTGAGGTATCTTCGACTATTACAGTCTTGGATTCTTTCGTAGCTTGTGCTACTTGTTTTGTTGCCTTGATTAGGGGCTTGTTCTTGGATTTAGCTGCATCAATCTTCTTGAATGCTTTCTCTAGCATAGCTTGATCTTTTAGCATTACTAGGTATTCTGTTTCACTCAGACTAGCTAGAACTTCAGCTTGACTATCAGCTTCGTGCAAAGACTTCATTACAGCAATGGACATTAGCTTAGAATTAATATACGCTTCATAGTCCTTATCACCCGGCTCTGAATCCCACTCTGGATACTCAGGTGGCTCTGTATCTTCTAGTGCTTGTTCTTTTACTTCTAGTGCAGCCTTGTCCATACCTGCAGTTGTGAAGCCCAGTGTACGCGCAAGAAGTTCATTGTCTACACCGTAGATATGATAGAAGCGTTCTAGATACTCGTTAATGTCAAGCTCTACTTTAATCTTGCTTGCTTTGGTTACGAAAGCATCTGAGAACTTAGAAGTATTTTTTAACACCAATTTATAGGCTGCACCCGATGCTGGACCGCCTTGGTCTTTATGCACCAGAGCCATATGGCTATCAGTACCCGAGAAATCAAGCGACCGGAGTTTCTTCTGTGCTTTACGTGGAGTTGTATCTGTCATGTGTATCCTTATGACGAACCCTCTGGTGAGGATTCTATTTAATTAATCTTCTTCTACGTCTTCGAGGATACCAAGAGCCCCGATTGAGACGCCCGTTATTTCGTCATTCTTAATCATGTTCCAAACATCCTCATGACCTTCGTGAACTTGTAGAGTAACTAACCATTCACCTTTAGTCACGAGTTGCTTATTTAAAATCATATCCGTGGGCGCGAGGTATGACTCAATTATGCTGAATGAATCAGTCATAGTCATGTGGAATAGATTAGCCCTCATTAGACTCTTGTTGAAGGACTCTTTAGCTAACCTAATCTCTTCTAAATCAACTG